ATTGGACTAGTTCCATGGCTTTGTAATGATAACGCAGATCGCTGCATGAAATTTCTTGAAAAATGCAAAGCAAGTTGGATCGCGGGCCACTTTGAAATTATGGGTTATGATGTGATGAAAGGTATGTCAGCCCATGCTGGATTAGATCCACGCATTTTTTCTCGGTTTGAGCAAGTCATTTCTGGACATTTTCATACAAAATCAGAACGTGGTAATATACGTTATCTTGGATCTCAAATGGAATTTTTCTGGAATGATGCACACGATCCAAAGCATTTTCATATACTTGACACCAAGACTCGTGAACTTGAAGCAATTCTAAATCCTCATACATTATTTCATAGAATTTACTATGATGACACTAAGATGAATCCTTTGGAATATGACTTTGAACAAGTAAATAATAAGTTTGTAAAAATTATGGTCATGAACAAATCTGATCTATTTACATTCGACCAGTTTTGTGATAGAATACAATCACAACCTATTCATGAACTAAAGATCGCTGAGAACTTTAATGAGTTTATTGGCGAAAACGTTGATGATGAAGGCATTAAGCTCGAAGAAACAGAAACACTTCTTGATACATATGTTGATGGAGTAGATACTGATCTTGATAAAGATCGTATTAAATTGAATATGAGAACACTTCTCACAGAAGCACAGGCACTTGAGATTGCATGAGTATTGTATTTAAAACACTTAGCTGAAAAAAGCAATTTAAGGATGTTACCGTGGAAAGCCAATCTTATGCGGAATTATTCGAAAAATTAAACACAGAAGAAAGAAATATCTATTTACAAAAAGCTAGATATTTGATAGAATACGGTTATATCATGAATAGAGATATTGAAGATCTTGCTATAGAATTTATAGCAAGAGGAGGATGAAACAATCATAATCTTTCGTACACTACGTTGGAAGAATTTCCTAAGCACTGGTAATAATTGGACTGAGATTGATTTTCGTAAAACAAAATCTACGTTAATTGTAGGTCATAACGGAGCTGGCAAGTCAACAATGCTGGATGCATTGTCTTTTGCTTTGTTTGGTAAACCTCATCGAAATATTAATAAACCTCAGCTTGTCAATAGTATTAATAATAAGGACTGTAAAGTTGAAGTTTGTTTTCAATTGAGAGGTGCAGACTTTCGTATCGTCCGTGGTATTAAACCGGCTATATTTGAAATCTGGAAGAATGAAGTACTCGTAAATCAAGATTCTCATAATAAAGAATACCAAAAAGTTTTAGAACAAAACATTCTTAAACTCAACCATAAATCATTTCATCAGATTGTAGTTCTTGGAAGTTCTTCATTTATTCCATTTATGCAACTATCTGCTCAACATCGTAGAGATGTAATTGAGGATTTACTTGACATTAATGTTTTTTCTAAGATGAATATGATCATTAAAGAAAAACAGGCATCTCTTAAGGAAAGGTTAAAAGATCTTGAGTATCAGCTCGATTTAAATCAAAATCAAATCGATACACAAAATAAATACATTCGCGATATTACTATAATGAATGAAGAAGAAATTAATGAAAAGCAAGACCAGATAAAAGAAGCTGATAATGAAATTGTAATACTACAAGAAGCAAATACTATTTCATCTTCGTTTATTCAATCTTCGAATGATGAAGTACAAAGTCAACTTAAAAAAGCTCATGATCAAAAGCAAGCGCTTTTACAATACCGATCTTCTTTTAATACACAGATGAAGGCTCTTATTAAAGAATCTGAATTTTATGAACTGAATACAACTTGTCCCACTTGTACTCAAGAAATTGCACAATCTCTTATTGAAGCGAAGTTAACTGAAGCACGAAATAATGCTGCAACATTGCAATCAACTATTAAAGAAGCAGACAAAAAGGCTAAGGAAATTCAAGATAATATTGAAAAGTTTTCATTAAAGTCTGAAGAAATTCGTAATGAACAATCTAAGATTAATGCTAATAATCAAGAAATTACTAGATTACAAAAAACAATTTCAACATTAAACAATGATATTGAACGTCTAACTGCTCGTGATGGTGACCTTGGTAAAGCACGTGATGATCTACAAAATATGAATGATCATCGTAATACTCTACGTGAAGAAAAGCTAAAAGAGAATGAGGCCTATAGTTATAATTCAGTAATTGCTGAGATGTTAAAAGATACTGGTATTAAGACAAAAATTATTAAACAATATTTGCCAGTAATTAATAAACTTGTAAATCAATATCTTCAGACTCTCGATTTCTTTGTGCATTTTAATTTAGATGAAGAATTCAAAGAAGAAATTCGATCACGTCATCGTGATAGTTTTTCATATGACTCGTTTTCTGAAGGTGAAAAACAACGTATTGACCTCGCCTTATTGTTTACTTGGCGTATGATTGCTAAGATGAAGAATAGTGTGGCAACTAATCTTTTAATCCTTGACGAAACGTTTGACTCATCTCTAGATCATGATGGTGTAGATAACCTTATGAAAATTCTATACACGCTTGACGATGAAACAAATACATTTGTGATTAGCCATAAGGGTGAAATCCTCGATGGCAAGTTTAAGCGTAAACTCGAATTTGTCAAAGAGAAAAATTTCTCAAAAATGGTAGAATAATATTGTACATTATTTTGACTATATGGTACAATAGAAGCAATATTTGTAAGAGGATATATAATTATGCAACTAAATGAGAATACGATTCAGGTTCTTCGTAATTTTGCAGGGATTAACTCAAACCTTGTGATTAATGAAGGGAATGAATTGAAAACAATTGCTGAAGCTAAAAATGTGTATGCCACTGTTAAAGTACCAGATACATTTTCCTCAACCATTGGCATTTATGATTTGAACGAATTGCTTAAGGTGTTGGATCTTGTTGATAGCCCCAATTTTGATACTCAAGAAACTCATGCAATCATTAGTGATGGATCGGGTCGTTCAAAAGTAAAATATCATTTTACTGATGTTGAGCATCTAACGACTCCAACAAAAACACCAAAACTTCCTGAAGAATGGGAAGTAAAGTTTACCTTGGATCAAAATACAATTCAACGTATTCGGTCTGCAGCTGGCGCTTTGGGTCATAAAGAACTATGTATTACACCCGATAGCTCTGGTGTTGTGATGCTCACAGTATGTGAAAGTGAAAATAAAACGTCAAACACGTTTTCAATCGAAGTTCCCGGAGAATATGAGGAGGGTGAATCATTTGAATTTTATTTACACATTGACAACCTAAGGAAGATTTTTTCCACTACATATGAGGTAAATATATCCTCTAAACTGATCAGTTTCTTTCAATCAACTGATCAACAAATTCCAATTGAGTATTTAATTGCTCTCGAAAAAAATAGTAAATATGGAGAATAGTATGAACACAGAACTTTTGTCGAATGCTAACCAAGTTGCACGTAGCTCAATGGCTATTATTGATGCTATCACTCAGCGTGGTGCATTTAAAGGTGAAGAGTTGAGCACTGTTGGTCGTTTGCGTGATCAATGTGCTATGCTTATTCAGATGGTTGAACAGGAAGAGTCTGAAGCAGCCGAATCTGAATAATACAATCAATTATATTATGGAGACATTATATGTCGTATGAATTTATCTGGGTCGAAAAATACCGCCCCCAGAAAATTGAAGATTGTATCTTACCGTCCTCGTTACAAAAAACATTTAAGGAGCTGGTTGATAATGGCCAGCTCCCAAACATGCTTTTTACTGGAACAGCGGGTCTTGGTAAGACTACAGCCGCTAAAGCATTGTGTAACGAGCTTGATCTCGATTACATTGTAATCAATGGATCTGAAGAAGGTAACATCGATACTCTTCGTGGAAAGATCCGTCAGTTTGCTTCTACAATTTCATTGCAAGGTGGATACAAAGTTGTGATCCTTGACGAAGCTGACTATCTCAATCCTCAATCAACTCAGCCAGCTCTTCGTGGTTTCATTGAAGAGTTTTCTGATAATTGTCGATTTATTCTAACCTGCAACTTTAAGAATAGAATTATTGAACCACTTCATTCTCGATGTGGTGTATATGAATTCAATACTTCGAAAAAAGATATGGCAAATCTTGCAGCAGTCTTTTATAAAAGAATGCAATATATTCTTAATGAAGAAAATATTGAATATTCTGATAAAGCAGTGGCCGATCTCGTAATTAAGCACGCCCCCGACTGGAGGCGAGTAATCAATGAATGCCAGAGATATAGTATTTCTGGTAAGATTGACTCTGGTGTCCTCGAGAGTGTGTCTGACAGCAATTTTGAAACACTCTTTAAGTCACTCAAAGAAAAAGATTTTAAGACTATGCGTCAGTGGGTTGTTAACAATATAGATACTGATGCATCAGCAATCTTTCGAGGTATCTATGATCGTATGAGCGATAAGATCAAACCATCAAGTATTCCTGCCCTTGTTCTATTGCTTGCTGACTATCAATATAAAAACGCTTTTGTTGCTGACCATGAGCTTAACATTGTAGCGTGTATGACAGAAATCATGGCTTCAGTGGAGTTCGTATAATGGAAGATAATGCAGTAATCTATGACTTTGAAACGCTTTCACAAGATCAAGTGAATGGTGTAGTTTTGTCTTGTGCTCTCTTGACTTTTAATAGAGATGTGCTTCAAGATAATTTATATACATATGAAGGGCTTTTGTCAAAAACAAAGTTTATTAAGTTTGATGTTCAAAGGCAAGTAGTAGTTCAAGGTCGAAAGATTGATAATGATACACTAAAATGGTGGGGAGAACAAGGTAGAGAAGCTCAAAAACAACTTGCGCCTTCAACAAAAGATGTTTGTATCTATACTATGCATGATTGGTTTATAAATAATGTAAATATAGAAAAACTCAAAGTGGTATATACTCGAAACAATACGTTCGATCCAGTTTTCTTCGATCGTATTTGCCAAGCAGATGATAAGAAATTACCTTATCCCTTTTGGATGATTCGAGACACGAAGAGTACGATTGATGGTTTGACTTGGGGACAATTTGATATTCGAGATAGTTTTATTCCAGAAGGACTCGAAGAAAAGTTTGTTGCTCATGATCCTCGTCATGATATTGTAATGGATGTGATGAGACTACAATACTTAACAAATCTCTTATTTGGAGATGAAATACCGTTTTAGATAGGAAGAATACATGCCAGCAAGATATTTTGGTGCCGATAATTTTCTTGATGTTATTGATTATGATAATCTTGCAACATTATTAGGTACTGCACAAATAGGCGATACCGTTGCACCAAGTCAACAAGCATGGACTAGTCCAGGCACATATAATTTTACTGTACCAGATAATGTAACGTCAATTACTATTTTATGTGTTGGCGCTGGTGGCGGGGCAGGTGGTACTGGTGGTACTGGTACGGGTAAAACTGGTGGCGGCGGTGGTGCTCTTTATTATGCAAATAATGTTTCGGTTACTGCTGGTGAAACACTTACTGTTGTAGCTGGTGCTGGTGGCACTGGTGGTGTTTCAAATGGATTAGGCGGTGCCGGGGGTGATTCATATGTAAGAAGAGGAGTCACTGATCTTTGCTTAGCAGAAGGCGGTGAAGGGGGTAACAATTGGAATGTTGCAGCCGCTGGTGGTAATACTAGCAATTGCGTTGGCGATGGTGGTGGATCTGGTGGTACTTCCTTAGCTTCTACTAGTAGTCAAGTATCTGCTGGAGGAGGTGGCGCAGGTGGCTATTCGGGTAATGGTGGTGATGGTGTTGGTACAGCTGCTGATGGCTTCGCTGGTGCAGGTGGCGCCGGCGGCGGCGGCGCTAGAATTAATGGAGGTTCTGCGGGCGGTGGTGGTGGTGTTGGATTATTAGGCGAAGGCGCTTCAGGTGCTGGAGGTACTCAAACTGCTACAACAAATGGCGGTGGTGGTGGATCTGGCGGTACTGACGGCGGTGATGGTAATTCGGCTGGTGTACTTCAACCCGGTGGATTGTATGGCGGTGGTGCGGGTTCGCCTGATGATTCATTTTCGACCGATGGTGGTGCTGGTGGTAATGGCGCAGTTAGAATCCTATGGGGTGGTAATAGATCATTTCCTTCAACAAATACTGGGGATGACGAAGGCGATCCTATTCTTATTGCCGGCACTGTTGTATCAAATCCATCAAGCCCTTTAACTGGTATTCTTGATTCAGATATATCAATAAGCGTTGATTCAGATTATAAAAGATATGATATTAATAATGATGGATTGGCTGATTCAGCAGACGGTACTCTCCTTTCACAATACTATGCTAATGGATATTCTCTATCTGGAATTAACTCGGACGCAGGTGTCTGGATAGAAACCTATGTCATTCCTCATATACCAATTCAAAAATATTATAGACCAAACTATGATATTTTATCAGAAATAAAAGATAACGGTTTTTGGGATTCAGATGATTCAAGAATGAATATGGGTCCCGGCGTTGGAATTGGATACACAGACCCAATAACGAAAGAAGTAAAATCTGGTGTTTCTGGACAATTACTCACTTCAAATGGATCTAATTCAGGACCATATTGGGGACTTATATTAAAACATGGTACTATTCCAGTAAGTACTATTTCTGAAAGTACAACTCCAGCCCCAGTAGTGTTTGATGAACCATTTCCTAACAATTTATATGGTATTCAAACAACAATAAAATCCGCAGAGGGTACTGTAATGGATGCATTTGAAGCATATATTCAAGAAGATTCAGCTGGAGGTTTTAAATGGAAAGTGGCATCGCAAGAAGGTCAGACACATGAAGCTGGAGTTTATTGGCTGGCATATGGAGATTAATTTACAATCACTCTTAAATATGGTAAAATTATATTATGACACCTTTTGATTTTTTACACGCAATTAACACAACTAAAAAAGACATCATGGTAGACGATATTGCAGAAAAGCAATACGTTCCATTTGTTGTCAATCGTAGTCTTTCTTATTTTCCTGACACTGTTCTTCTTGCCAATGAGATGAATTCACGTGCTCACCTTGACAATCGTCTCCAATTTCACTTTCTACTTAACATTATAAGAAAACGCAAACGCTTCTCAAAATGGGCTAAACCCATTCAAGAAAGTGACTTTGAATTTGTCAAGGAATATTATGGCTACAGTAATGAGAAAGCCCGGCAAGCCTTGACCCTTCTGAATAAAGAACAAATTGATGTATTAAAGAAGAAGGTTTATAAGGGTGGTACTAAAAAGTAGATCTCTTTTTTAGTTCATAATATTTTTTTCACACCTTCGGATATTTTCTTTTTTGCCTCTTCAGACATACGACGACCTTTATTAGCTTTACTAATAGCATCTCTATAAGATTTAATTTTTATAAATACTTTTAGTTATGATATTCATAATGACAACTATAATGAAAAAACAAGTGAGATGGTTTAATGGAAGAAAATAAATTATATGAATGGGATCCGAGCAAAATGCTCGAGGTAACTCTAGCCGAACCAGATGATTTTTTAAAAGTTAAAGAAACGCTAACTCGTATTGGCGTTGCATCTCGTAAAGATAAAAAACTATATCAGAGTTGTCACATACTTCATAAACAAGGTCGTTATTTCATTGTGCATTTTAAGGAGCTTTTTCTCCTTGATGGTAAGAAGTCGAACCTTGAAGAAAATGATATTGCTCGTAGAAATACCATTGCTATTCTATTGAGTGATTGGGGCTTAATTGATGTTGCGGGTGAGAATCCTGAGTTGGTTGCACCTCTTCGTCAAATTAAGATTCTTTCTTTTAAAGAGAAAGATCAGTGGACACTATGTCCCAAGTACAATATTGGAACTAGATAGCTTTCCAATATAAATAATAATGAGTGCGGATAATCCGACTCGCTTTAATCTTGCTTGTAAAAAGGAGATAACTATGACAGGCTTACAAACACTATTTCCCCGTTCATCTTTTGTTGGTTTTGACCATCTATTCAACGAGCTTGAATGGACAGCTAAACACGCAAATGATCACTATCCACCTCATAACATTATTAAAACTGATGAAACAGATTATCTAATTGAACTAGCTATTGCTGGTTTCTCTAAAGATGAATTATCTGTTGAGGTTAAGGATCGTACACTTACTGTAGCGGGTGAACATAAGTCTAGGGGTCGTGAGTTTATTCATCGAGGTATTTCTACCAAGAAGTTTAAGCGTACGTTCCGGCTGTCTGAGCATGTACAAGTGCACGGAGCAAATATTCAGGATGGTATACTTGCAATCGAACTGAAGTATGTCGTACCTGAAAAAATGCGTCCTCGTAAAATCGAAATCGGTCATTGCGAGGGATTAACAAATGACACAACACGTTCTAATACTAAACAGCTACTTAACGAAACCAATTGAAAGTCTACTCGATTGGGTAAAATCTATTCGAGTCTCATATCAAAAATGGAAAATTTTTAACCAGACATACAAAGAACTCAGTTCTTTGTCTGATTATGAATTACGCGATATTGGTATTTCGAGAGGTGATATTTACTCAACTGCAAAAGGCGACTTAGACATGCGCCGATCCGTTCAAATAAATGAAAATTTAAAAGGACGAGTGTAATGTTTTATGTTGAGAGTATTACTATTGGTAACAGTTCTTTTGTCGCCAGAATCTGGGAGAGGATACAAACCTACTGCGAGATTATTGGATACAGTAGAGCAGCATCACACTTAGCATCAATGGGTTTACATAAACAAGCTAAAGAATGTATGATGCAAGTTGCAAAACTGAAATCATAAAAAATAAAGAGAGGCCTTGGCCTCTCTTTTCTCCTAATATATAATCATGCGAGCGCAAGGGTAAAGCTTGCAAGCAATATAGGAGAATAAAATGGAACTACTCACACTTTGGATGGTAGTCGGTTTTTTACTGGCTGCATATTCAGTTATAGCAAATGATTCTGTACAAACGCTCGGTACATGGATCGCTTCAAATAATGAGCGTTACAACTTTAAAGTACTTTGGTTATCAGCCTCTGCTGTTCTTTTATGGGCACTATGGTATGGCTGGTATGCATACGGAGGTGATATTTCATATGGCCGCCTTAATAAAATTCCGTTTCAAGAAGTTCAATGGTATCATGCTCTAGCACCGGGTATTCTATTGATTCTTACACGTTTCGGTATTCCTGTTTCAACAAGTTTCTTAGTCCTTTCAGCATTTGCTTCAACATTCATTCTTGAAAAAATGCTTATTAAATCTATCATGGGTTATGCTATTGCAGCAGCCGCAGCATATGGTATATGGTATTTTGTAAGTAAATGGCTTGATGAAGCAAAACCAGTAAAAGAAGAGCATAAGAAATACTGGAGAATAGGACAGTGGACAACTACTGGTCTTCTTTGGTGGACTTGGCTTTCTCATGATATGGCGAATATTGCTGTATTCTTACCGAGAGTCATTCCTGTTGATTTAATGATTTTGATTAGTGTTGTCTTTGTCGTCGGTCTGTATTGGATGTTCCGTGAAAACGGTGGTAAGATTCAAAAGATCATATTGGAAAAACATAACACTCGCTATGTTCGAAGTGCTACATTGATCGACTTGTTCTATTGGTTAATCCTTTGGTTCTTTAAAGAGTTGAATGATATTCCAATGTCTACAACATGGGTATTTGTCGGGCTTCTTGCTGGTCGTGAATTGGCTATTGCTTCATTTACGGGTAAAAAGAAAACTAAATCAGTCTTTCCATTAGTAGGAAAAGACTTCATGAAAATGATGGTAGGACTTGCAGCAAGTGTAGGTATCGTAGTAACTATACACAATATTGTATAAATAGGTTCAATAGCTGATCTGCCATGTGTAGAAACAGCATTCGGGGGTGGCTCCGGTCACCCCCAGCATTAAAGTAGATATAATATGTGTGAGCAATTAATTTGAAAAATCTGAGCAAATGTGCCACATTTATTCGTTGTCATGATACACATAAT